TCCTGATATTAGGTGAGTGGCTGAAATCGTGATCAGCGACCATTTCGTCGAACTCGACTAATTGGTCGATTAATCGTGTATATACGACCTGTGATAAGAGGGTAATGCGTTGTGACGCATTGGTCTGAATTGAGGTCACCGTGCGCCGGGGTTCTCCCTCCCTCCTTCCCCGGCCATTGTAATTATTTCTACCGGATTGATGATATGTGGCAACGAAATCGACCCCCTCTCTTTCTCCTAAAAAGAAAAAGCAAGAGGGCAAAAGAACCGACACAAGACGCTATATAAAACACGGGTCACCAGAAGGTCTAAGGCGTGGCCTAAATCGGATAATGAACCAGATTTTGAACTGTGAAGATCCTTTGTCTCATGCGGGCCAGTACGCCAGCCTGGCCAATGCGATGACCAACAGCCAAAAGTTTTCTTTCGATGTCACCGAATTTAAGAAGCTCCAAGAAGAAATCGAAGATCTCCGGGCGCTGGTGAAAAATGAGCGTCCAAACATTGCGACGAGAAATACGAAAGCTTAGGCAAGGTGTTGTGCCGCCCGCAGTAGCCGAGAATCCTTCTATCGGCTTGTTAGATTTCATCGAATTGGATGGCCGCGACAATTGGCAGCGAGCCCCCCACCTTGAAATACTCTGCACCAAGCTTGAAGCGGTGGAGAGAGGCGACATCCGGCGACTCATGGTCTTTCTCCCACCACGAAGTGGAAAGTCTGAAGTCACAAGCAAGAAGTTTCCAGCATGGTACCTCGGGCGACATCCCGATAGAGAAATCATCCTGGCCTCTTATGCTGCAGATCTGGCGTATGACTTCTCCCGGATAGCCAGAGAGACTCTGAGCGAATGGGGTCATCTCTGGGGCGTGGCGCTGTCGGGAGACAGCTCGGCGGTCAAGCGTTGGGGCATAGAGGCCCACCGAGGCGGCATGATAGCGGCTGGCGTTGGTGGCCCTATAACTGGCAGGGGCGCGCATGTGGCCCTGATCGACGATCCGATCAAGAACTGGCAGGACGCCCAAAGCCCGGTGCTTAGAGAGAAAGCATGGGGCTGGTATAAGTCCACTCTGAGAACACGGTTAGCTCCTGGCGGGTCTATTGTTCTTATCATGACCCGCTGGCATGAGGACGACCTGGCTGGCCGCTTGATAATGGACGCCAGCGAAGAATGGGACATAGTAAAACTTCCGGCATATGATGAGCAGGCAGATCGCTATCTTTGGGAGGCTCGCTTTTCACGGGCGGAATACGAGGCTACGAAGAAAGCACTAGGTTCTCATCTGTGGTCCGCGATGTACCAGCAGGAACCACATCCAGAAGAGGGCGGAATTCTGAAGCGGCAGTGGTGGAAGTTCTACAAGCAAGTTCCAAGTCATTTTGACACAATCCTGCAGTCTTGGGATATGACTTTCAAGGACGTGCAGACCTCCGACTATGTTGTAGGGCAGGTTTGGGGGAAAGAACGGGGTGACTACTATCTGTTGGATCAATTCAGGGCAAGAGCTGACATGCCGAAGACTGCCAGGGCGCTCAAAGCTCTTTCAGCCAAATGGCCCAAGGCATGGCAGAAGCTGGTTGAAGATACCGCCAACGGCCCTGCGATCATCCAAACTTTGAGGCATGAAGTGTCGGGCCTAACGCCTGTCCACCCCAAGGAAAGCAAGATTGCCCGCACCTATGCGGTCTCTCCGTTGGCCGAAGCTGGCAATGTATACCTTCCCGATCCTTCAATTGCATCTTGGATTCATGATTTTGTAGAAGAGTGCTCAGCATTCCCCAATGGGACGCACGACGACCAGGTGGATGCCTGTACTCAGGCACTTAAAAGATTGGCAATGGACGTGGCGACTGTGCGCACAAAGCCAGCCGGGATGTAATCATGAGATGTGTTATCTGTGGTCATAAATTCACAAAAGACGATACTGGCTACGTGAAAGGCACCATTTCCGGCGAGATCCTGGAGCTGCTACCAAGTGGCCCGAAAGCTACTGGCCAGGTCTTGCGGCACGATAACGTCTTGATGTGCCTGTCACATTTTGAATCCGTCCCTCATAATATCTCTGAAAACCTGCGAATGAATGCCCAGGAGCGGGCCAAAAAATGATTACTGATATCGAGAGCATCTTCCAGCAGAAGAACCCCTGGCCACCTGAGGACGCGGGCACTAGGGCGCGGTTGGCCCTTTATGAGAAGAACAGCAAGCTCTTCAAAGGACAGCATGGCGCGGTCTGGGAGGACCACATCAGGAAGCTTCGGGGTGACAGAAGCGGTGAGCTCCGAATCGTCTTCAACTTCCATAAGCTGCTATCACGATTCTGGTCCGATTTGGTGTGTGGAGAAATTCCGGTAGTGACCTCCGACCAGGATGCCCAACTCGCTGCACTCCAGCGGATCATAAATCAGAATCTCCTATGGATCAAGATCCAGGATGGAGTGATCGATTATAGCAAGCATGGCACGAATGTCCTGAAAGTGCGATTCGACAGGCACGGTATAATTGAAAACGTGCCTCCAAAATATTGGTTTCCGGTAGTCGAGCTATCTGATATCAAGCAGATCAGAGCTCATGTCATCGCCTACACATTCACCGATCCGGCCGAGAAGCGGAAAGATATCAGCTATCTCAAGGCTGAAATCCACAGGCCGCCCAAAAGCGAAGAGAGCGAGAGCTATGTGATAGAGCATAAGCTCTACAAGCTAAAAGGCGGCAAGATCGACTCCGATCCTCTGCCTCTGGATACTTTCGAAGAATTTGCTGGCCTGAAACCCATCGAGCCCACCGGCCTGGATGATTTTGATATCATTGACATCCAGAACAAGCCCGAGACCGACCAGCTGATAGGATCGGATGATTACACGGACATCAATAGCCTAATCCACGAGATCGAGATGAGGTATGCTCAGATTTTCCGGATTGAGGACAAGTTTGCCGATCCCAGTATGTACGGCCCGCCAATCGAGGAGCAAGATCCCCGTAATGGAGAGTACCGGGTCATGGGCGGTTCGAAGTATATCAACGTCCTAGAGGGGCAGAAACCTCCTGGTATCATCGACGGCAGGGGCCCGCCTGAGACCAGCTATCAGACCATAGACGACCTCATGCAAAGGCTCTACGAAGTCTCGGAGACATGCAAGGTCGCTTTCGACGCATCCCAGGCAGGCTCATCTCTTTCAGGAACCGCGTTGAGGCTCATGATGTCCCGGCCAATAGCCAGAGCTGTAGGAATCAAGCTCCGGTACGATGCCAGCCTGCAGAAGGCGATAAGGCTCTGCTCCAAGCTGGAAGTCATACACGGCCTGGCCGGGGCGATCGAGGTCACCGATTTTCATATTTCTTGGAAAGACGGCCTGCCCGACGATCCCAACGAAGAGGCCCAACGAGATTCCACTCTCGTATCCAGCCAAGCCCGGAGCGCTCAGGGACTCATGAGAGAGAAGGGCTACAGCGATGGTCAGATTCTGCAAGAGCAGAACGAAATTTCTGATAAAATATTATAATATTAATCAAAAAAAGGCTACCGGGTGCCTAACGCCGGGGATTGATTCTATGACAAACAATGACGACAAGAGCCAACCTGGCGACCAGAAAGGCCAGGGCGAAACCAGCGACGAGGCCGGGCAGAAGAGCAAAGATCAGAAGAGCGAGTTCACGCCCGAACAGCAGGAGAAAATCAATGGCCTGCTAGCAGATGAGCGTCGCAAGGCCGAATCCAAGGCCAAGAAGATGCAGACTGAGCTTGAAGCTCTGAAGACAAAAGGCCTGCCAAAAGACGAGCAGACCGAGGCCAGGATCAGGCAAATGGAGGAGAAGCTCAAGGTCTACGAGTCCAAAGAGCTGGCAAACTCCATAGCAGCAGATCTCAAGATCCCCAAGGAAGAGCGGGAGAAGTTCATTCGACACGTGACCGCCACGGACGAAGAGGGAATCAGAGACCAGCTCAAGCGGCTCAAAGCAGATTTTGCGCCATCCCGGACCGGCGCTGGCAGCAACCCTGCAAGGATCGCAAAGCCGGGCAAGAACGACAGCATAAACCAGTACATCCGGAACAAAGGCCGGATAGGATGATATTATGGTAGATACCGATTACAACGATAGCATTAGCAGGACTAATGCAGGACCTCTCATCAATGAGGATGTTATCGAAGAGATCATCAAAGAGGTGCCTCTCGCCAGCACCGTTCTTCAGATGATGAGGAGGCTGCCCAATGCCAGCAAGAAGCAGGTACGTGTTCCTGTACTCAACAGCTTGGCAACCGCTTATTTCGTGGCAGGGGAAGGTGGCGACACCCCAGGCACATTGACTAATGGTCAGAAGAAGACCACTAAGATCGAATGGGCAAACAAGTACATCTACATCGAGGAAATCGCGGCTATTGTGCCTGTTGCTCAGCAGATTATCGATGATAGCGACTATGACATCTGGGCCGAAGTCAAGCCTTCCATTGTCGAGGCCATGGGCGCTGCTATCGATGCGGCTATCCTATTCGGCACCGACAAGCCTTCCACCTGGCCTGGTGGTATAGTCACTGATGCCATTGCCAAGAGCATGACAGTGACCGAGACCGAGGATCTTTACAAGGACATCTTCGAGCCCGCTGGTATGCTTGATTTGGTCCGCAAGATGGGCTACTTCCCCACCGGGTTCATTGCTGGCATGGGCATGGAAGCCAAGCTCGACGGCATAAGAGATACCCTGGGTCGACCGATCTTCGACAACTACCAGCAGCAGGAGAATCAGTACAGGCTCAAGGGCAAACCTCTGATCACCGACGCCCTTGGTACTATGGACGCTGGGGCCGCTTCAGCATCCATGATCGCCGGTGCCTGGAACAAGGCAGTCTACTGCATTAGGCAGGATATCTCCTTTGACATTGCCACCGAGGCCTCGCTCTTCGACAACACCGGCACCCTGCAGTACAACCTCTTCCAGCAGGATATGGTAGCTCTGAGGTGCGTCATGAGACTGGGCTGGCAGATCCCCAATCCGATCAACCGGATCAAGAAGAACGTGGCACTGCAGTATCCGTTCTCGGTGCTTGTACCGGCTGTATGAGGTGGACCATGAGAATCCTCTCAATCTTTTTGGTCCTGCTGCTACTGACAGGCAGCTCTCTGGCAGCTCTGACGCCTCTGAACAAAGACGTGAACACACCGATCAAGTCTGATGTATCTGGCAGCTCAAACAGACTCGGATGGGTTTCCATCCAGACCATCCCCGCGGCAGAATCCACAGATGATGATCAGATATTCAATGCCACCGCGGGGCACCTCAACTTGACTACTAAGCTCATAATCACGAGCAGTGGCAACCATTCGTCCTACTTTCTAGCCCAGCCAGACGTGCCCAGGAACATTATAGGCACCGTAAATGCCTCTACGTCCCTGTCCGTGCGGATCAACGGCACTGACATATCAGGTGCTGCCATCTCTGAGAACCTCACTTGGTCGTCTGCCAGCGGTGCGAAGGCCACAACCAGAGCATTCAAGACAGTGGATCGGGTGGATGCTACTCTGGCAGCTGGTCAGACCAATAAGACTCTGAAGCTAGGAACGGGAGACCTTCTGGGGCTGAACACCAAGTTGACCACCAATACGGTGCTATTGGCTGCTCTGAACGATACTAAGGAGGGCACGGCTCCGGCGGTGACCGTGAACAGCACGGTTCTGAGCTTGAACACCATAGATACTAGCGGTGCACCGGCTGGGAAAGTCACGAAAGTCTGGTTTGTAGT